GCTCTTGACCTTGTTCGAGTAGGTCGCGACCTTTTCCCAAGGCTTCTCATCGACGTTGCCAACGACCGAGAGACCGCGAGGCATCGAATCCAGACGCGAAGCGACTTCGCGACGGATGCTCTTGGTCATCTCTTCCTTATCTTCTTCCTTCATCGCGTCAGTCTCAGGCGCGGCGGCCTTAATGACGACGTCGAGGCTCTCAGGGTCGACCATCATGCCTTCTGCATCGGTGACCATGTAGCCTTCGAGAATCAACTTCTTCTGGTGCGCGACGCCTTCAGCGCCTTTGATCTTGGCGGCGCGATCGAGCGCGGCCTTGAACTGATCGAGATTCATCGTCTTCATTTCAAAAACTCCGTGTGACATCCACTTCTTTTCCCGTAAGGAAGCGTTTCAAGCGAAGTGCCGTGAGCGCGACCGCGGTTTCAGAGATAGATGGAGCCGCGAGCGCGAGCGATCTCGCGTGCGACGGCCTCTTCAATAATCGGCTTTGCTTTCTGCGCGAATGAGGGCGCAGGAATCGAAATCGAAACGACGGTGCGCTTCGGTGCTTCGATACCGAACCAACGCTTCGCGCCGGCCGGCGACACGATTCCCTTCTTTACGGCCGTGATAAGCGCTTCGGGATTCGCCTGCAAAGGTGCAAGCGAGATCTCGAGCAACTTCCAACGCGAGTAGATCGTCTTGACAGCATCGCCGTACTTCTTGCGGTCTGCATCTGTGGCGCGACGAATACCGCCGTCCTCAGGAACGTATCCAACAGACACGGCGCGAACGATGCCTTGCCCCACGAGCGCCGCGGCGACCTCGGGGAAGAACTCACCTGCGTAGCCATCTGGACGCTTCGCGAAGACGAACTCGCCGAGGATGTCTCGCTCTCGGCGCTTGAGTTGCGTCGTCGTGCCGACTGGCTCTGAGTAGTCGTGATTCCAGAAGAGCGTTGGGTTCTGCTCAAACTCCTTGGAGTTCATGCCGCTCGGAATCAAAACTTCACCGTCGCGATCGAGCGTCTCTGCCGTGATGACAGCAGAGAATCCCTTCGCTGTTTGCGAGAGTTGCGCTCCGAGTGCTTTGCGCTTGAGTTCGATCGTCATTCTCCGCTCCATGGTTGGTTCAGCGCCATCTCGGCTTCTTGCTCGGCCAATGCTTCATCGAGAATGCTTTGGTATTCGCCGTCGAGTTTCGGCATGAGAGAACATCGGCAATTCGGATGCAAAGGGGGGCCGTCGATCGATTCATAATCGGCGACCATTGTCCCTCCATCTTTGCCTTGGATCTCCGAGCCTTGCTCATAGAAGGAGTCGTCGATGTCGACTGCGTTGTTTGAGAACGCTTCCGACGCGGCCTCGCAGAACTCACACGGATCTGGAGCCAGAAGCCACGTCTTTCCGGTCACGACTCCAGATGCTTTCCATGCTTCGACTTCAGCGCGTCGGCTTGCTCTCTGCGATTCCGTTCGAGCGATGGTCAAGGCGCGTCGCTTCGTCTGGCGCTCCGCGTCGCCTTCGGCCTTGGCCCACTCTTTGACGCGATCAGCAAGCTGCGGAACGGTTTCACCGTTGGCGACACCGTCGCCGAGGATCTCTCGGAAGCGGACTGCCGTGTATCCGTTCACGGAGTTTGCGGCTCGATCAGCGAGGCGCACCGATTCGCTTCGCGCATATGCTCGAAGATCGTCGCCGCGCTTCTCGAACGTGACGGGGAGCGCAGAGAGTTTCTCAAGCGTTTGTCGCCCGATGTCGAGACCGGCGAGCAGAGAATCCTCGAGATACGGTCGAAGCGCATCGATGAGCTGCTTGTTCCATCGCTTCGATGCGAGGATGCTTTCGATTTCCGTGACCAACTCTTGCGTCGGAGCCGATGCACCTTCGATCTTCTCGAGCACGGCTTTGACTTGCCGATCGAAGATCTTCGAGACGCTCGATCCGATCTCTTCTTCTTGCTGGGTGATCTTCTCGAACTCGCGCTTCGCGTCTCGCTCGCTTGCCTTCGTGTGGATGAATCGCGGCTCGACTTCGTCGGCCTCGATGGCCTTCTTCCACAGATCCGAGACGAGTGTCTTCTTTGCGTCAGACTGCAAAGACTTTCGAGGCTTGAGCGCGGGTCGAGCGTTGTCTGCTGGATCGTTGCTGTTCGCATAGATCAGATTGACGACTTCGTGACTTGGAAGCTTCGTTTCCTTTCCTGACGAGTCGCGAATCGTGACAGTAGTTCCAGTCACGGTCGGCTTCCAAGATGTCATCTGGTAGCCCATTCCACGGAGCGCGTTTTCTGTCGTGTCGATGTCCATTTTCCGCGGATTTGAAGGAAGCTTTACACCATGCTCCTTCGGTGCTGCAACTCCCTCCGCTGGAGGAGATCCCTTCGGAGGCTTGCCAGCCTTTGGAGCTTTCGGCTCCTTTGGCTTTGATGGCTTCTTCGGCTTGTCTGCGGGTTTTGCTGCTGGCTTGGAATCGCCTCCACCGGATTCGGAACTTCCGCTACTGCCTCCGCCTCCACCTCCGCCGCCACCGGCGCAAGTGTTGCCTTCCTCGAAACCTTCTGCACCGACTCCACAATTCTTGCAGTCGATGTCTTCCCCTTCGAGTTCACAATCTTCGAGCGCCTTGGCCCACATTTCATCTTCAGAAAGTGATGGTGTTTTGTCACATCCGCATCCGCATCCGCATGACTTCTTCTTTCGCTCGGCGTTGCGCTCGCGCTCGCGATCAAACTCATCGCGCTTCCGCTTCGCCCACGCGAATCCATCGTCACCGCCCCAGCCGTTCCACGCCTGCCATCCCTTTCCTTGCTCGTCCCAAGTCGAGCCTTGCTTGTCGGATTCGTGGCGCTCGAAGTACGCGACCATGCGTCGGATCGTGTCCTCGGAAAGCGCAACGCGATTCGCGAGATCTCGAGCACGAGCGATGCCGACAGCAGTCATGCCGCGCTCGGATTCCGGCTTTCGTGCGCGAACCTCAAGCGCTCGCTTCGCATTGTCTGCGACGCTCTGAGGCGGTCGTGTATCGATGTCTCCGAGCGCCTTCGTGACCGTCGGAAGAGTCTCCATCAACTCATCGAGCACGAATGAAGCAGCATCTTCGAGGGACTTCCCTTCGCTGCACATCGAGTACGCGATGGCCACGGCCTGATCTTGATCGTATCCCTCATCGAGAAGCTTGCGAATCTTCTCGGAGACGCAGTCGGAAAGCGCGTCCTTCTGTTGCGGCTCGTCCATTGGCTCGAACGTCAAGCCTGCGTTCTGCTGCGTAGCTTGTGGCGGATCGTCGAGATCCGGCGCTTGATCGAGAGGCCCGACAAGGCCATCTGGCTCGGCACTTGCAAGGCCGACTTGTGGCATCGGAGCTGGGCCTCCGAGCGGCTGTCCGTTGACGAGCAGCGCGTCGGCCATCGGATCTTCGATCGGCTCGAGACCTTCGCGCATGCGCGCTTCGTTCGCGGTCATCATTCCGCCAGCGACCATCGAGCGAAGCTTCTCGAATGCGAAGCGCTCGTCTTCCGATACGGGGTTGTCGTACGCGAGGAACGCATCTTCCTCGATGCCGAAGAGAGGAAGAAGATTCTGATTCAGCGTCTCTTCATCCATGCGAAGAAGAGGAAGAATCGTGGTTTGCTTCCATGATGCAAAGCCAACCGTCGCGCTTGCGAGGTTTGGATCGTTCGCCTTGAGCATCGAGACCGGCACACCGAAGACGGCCGCGATCTCTTCGACGATCTCCGAGCGCCCCGCGAGATCCTTCGGCGGGAACGACAGCGGCTTCAGATCGATGTCCGCCGTCGTCGTGAGGAAGCGGCCAGTTCGCTTCGATCCGCGGAGCTTCTCATCGATCGCGACCTCGAGACGCTCGATCTCGTCATCGTGTGCCGGAGACTTGACGACGAGGAGATAATCTGGTCGCGCCTTGTTCGCGAAGAATGCCGTGTCCATCTCGTGGACGGCTTCGTTCGCCATCGTCGCGCCCCACGCGGCTTCGACCTTGCCGATGCCGTAGTAGATATCCGCGGGATTCGGCCGCTTGAAGTGAATGACTTCGTCTGGCTCAAACGTGTTCGAGCGCTTCTGCTCTTCCGTGGCCCCGTATCGATACCCTTTGACGAACGGCTCGCCTGCTTGCTGTCCTGGAATGATCTCGACGTACTGCGACGGCATCGTCCAGAGTTCCACGGGAATGCCGCGCTTCTCGTCGATGACCGGATGAATGTAGGAGTTTCCCGTCAATTCGCCGTACAGAACGCGAAGCACGGTCGCGTCGAAACCATTCTGGTACGGGTTGACTTTCGAGAGCAGCGTGAGGATCGGATGTGAATCCTCGACGACCTCGTAGTCATCGCCGTACTCTGCGGCCTTCGTCATCGCGTATCGAGATGGAATCTGCTCGAGCGATCCGCTCAGATACGCTTTCGTGCGACGAGATGCCTTGCGCGTGTTCCACAGCTTCGTTCCCGAGCTGCGATTCTTGACGTACAAGCGCAGCGGCTGAGATGCGACGGCGACTGCGTTGAGATTCGCGGCCGCGTAGATCCAAGATCGATACGCAGATACCGCGGCAGTCTGCGAGAAAGGCGCTCTCTTTGCCTCCTCTCCGCGAAGAACCGTCATCGTAGAGCGCATCCATCGCTCGTTGGAAAATGCCGCTTTGATTCGTGCGAGTAGATTCATCAGATGACCTTCAGAACGAGCGGCCTTCTTGCGCGTCGAGCGAGAACGGCCAGCGCCAGAGCGCACACACCGTCATCGTGACCGACCGTAGCCTCATACGAGACGCTTCTCCCTGAGTATCGGAAACCAAAGGATTCAAGTTCAGCGCGAAGCCAACCGTCAGGGAATCGTATCTCGGCCGTCGCAATCGCAATTTGCAAGCCTTCCATGAGTTGCTGCTTGCTCTGGCTCGTGAACTTGAAACCTTCGACGCGACGGCAAACCTTGCGAAGATCCTCGACGATCGGATCTCCCACGCCAGTCGAATCGATCTGCGCTGGCTTCTCCGTGATGAGTCTCGCAAGTCGCTCTCGAGTCACGTTCCACGACGCTTGCCACCGATCGAGATGGCACACACGGCCCTCGGCATCGAGGCCCACGATGACCGTCCAGTCCTGCGACTTCGCGAGGTCAACGCCGAAGCATTCGACCTGCTTTGTTGAGAGAGGCGCGATGCAAGCGCGAATCGCATCGAGGCCGAATGGGTTTCCACCGTCCTCAGCGGGAATACCTTCAAACTCCTGAGCGAAGATTTCCGGCGGAAGCATGCGCTTTGCGTCTCGAATCTCGTCGGGATCAATGAACGGATTCGCAACGCTTCCAATGCGAAACGCTTTCCAAGCGCCTGTGGTGTCGGATTCCGCCTCAAGAAAGAGACGATGGAAATCGCCTGTACCCTTCGGAGTTCCGAGGAAGAGTGCGCTCCCTCTCCGATCTGCAAGGGTAGGTCGCATCGATGCTCGCCATGCCTCGAGCAGATTCGGAGCGAAGCCAGCTTCATCGATGACGATCCGATCGTACGAGCGGCCGCGGCCTGCATCGACATCCTCGAGCGTCCAGAAGTCAATCGATCCGCCGGTGGAGAATTCCATGCGCTTCTCGACGCGATCGTGCCGCTTGAGAACTGGCTTCAACGCTCGCTCGAACTCACGCACGGGATCCGCGAGGTATTTGTACGACGGAGCGAACCAACCACACTTCTTGCCATGTATGGCAGTTTCGATCCCGAGTTGCATTCCGAATGTCGTCTTACCCCAACGACGGCCGATCTCGAGCACGGAGAATCGAGCGAGGCTTCGGTATACCTCACGCTGCGAAGCGTGTAGAACGGATTCGATAGAGGGGACTCGAATCTTCACGCAGTATCCGCGAGCGCGATCTTCGGCGCAATGCGCTCGATCGTGACGACCTCTTCGCGCCTCGTCTCGTCGATGCGCTCACGCTGTCCGAGGTACTGCTTCCCAAGCCAGATGAGCATGGCGACGTTTCCGTCTTTCGCCTTGAGGAACTGCCATCGGCGAAGAGAAGTCCTCATCTCGTCGTGCCCCTTCGCGATTTCATTCCCTGCGCGGCGCTTGAGCGTCGATTCGGAAACACCTGTGATCGATGCGATTTCCTCGAGCGTGCATCCGATGCGAGCGAGAGACTCAACCATCTTCAGATCGATTTCCGATTTTGGACGGCCTCGATTCACGCCACATCCTCCTCGAGATCCGTTTCTGGCTGTGCCTTCGCACGCTCGAGAAATTCGATCTGCTCGACGCACTCGGCCTCATATCCTTGAATCAGCGCCTTCGCGATCTGCCTCGCGTTGCGAGCGTTCACGAAATCAGGATGAATCCACCAGTCCTCGACCGGAACGAGATTCGCAAGGCTTGCCGTGTAGCCAAGCATATGCACATCGTGCGCGACGCATAAATATCCACGGCTCTCCATGATGCCGCGCATCGCTGCTCGGATGTGCTCGTTGCCTCGGTACAGATCGTGCTCGACGCAGGCGACGGCGAACTTCACGCGATCGAGAGGAAGCGTGACGAGCCTTTGCAAAGTGAGCATCGGCGGCTCGAGATCCAAGGAGAGGAAGTCGATCACGCCTGCGCTCTTAGCGGCCATCTCGATCAACGTCGCATCCAAGGTCGGATCGAATGCATCGCCGAAGATCTCGTTGTCTTCGCTGCGTTCCTTCACCAGATCATCGAAGGTCGCGATGTCCGCGAGGATTCCGCGCCACCCCATCTCCTCAAGAAATTTCGTGTTGCTTCCGTTGACTGGATGGCCTGCACCGAGATCGACGAAGGATCCGTTCTTCGATTGTCCGCGACAAAGCCACGCGAAAAGATCTTGCCTCGCTTGCGAATAGCTTCTCAGTTCCTCTAGTGCCATGATGTCTCCTATGCGCACATGATTTCATTTCGACGCGCACTCGTCAAGAGAGCGATCGAAACGAGGTATTCCATGCCTGCGATCGTCATCGGGTCGCCTGTGTCGACCTCCTGTGCGGCCTGCGCGAGCGTCAGGAAGCGCCAGCACGTCGCGTCAATCGCGGCCCGAGATCGCACAAGTTCCAACTCGGCATCGGTGAATCGTTGCAGGAACTCAAAGGCTGTGAATCGCTGCGGCGCGAAATCCCAGCCAGTCCATTGAAGGCCAACGCGACACGGCAGATCGTCGATGCGAACGGCCGACACTGGCCGTATGTCGGCCTCGACGATTTCGATCACGACATTCTTCTCATTCACGACGGCCCATTTCATCGCGACACCTCCTGCTCAAACGTGAGGAAATCCGCGTACATGGGACGAGCAGTAGTTCCAAGCGCCTTGACCGTACCGCAGAAAATTCCGCACGGGTTGCTCGATCCGGTCGGCACAGTGGCCCCGCTGATGGTCGCGACGAGAGATCCGTTGATATAGAACTGAACAGGGCCGCCGCTCCTCGCAAGCCGGATTTCAAGCGTGTACCAAGTGCTCGCGGCCACCGTGATCCCCGTATCTGCCGTGGAACTTCCGCCGACGTTTTCTGAGCAGTACGCTTGCCATTTCCCAGAGTTGTTGTTGTCGCGATATCGCAACTGCGCAGAGATTGTCGGTGAAAGCGAGGCGAAAGCGTTCGTGAAACCGACTTGAATTGAGTATCGATTTGTTCCGTCGCTCAGGTTCGCTGGCGTCTTGATGGCCGCGCAAAGGGTCGTCGTGCCGGAGTTGAAGATCACAGAGTCTGCGGTTGCCGATCCTACGCTTGCTCTTCCTGTCGTCGTTGTGCCTTGCGTGAGCGTCGCGATGCCGAATCGATTCGTCTCCGCGATGGCCGCAGTCGTGAACACGACGGACGCGCTCGTTCCCGATACGCTCGTCGTGAATGGTGCGACCGAATCCAGATCAGATCCCAAGAAGACACTCGTCTTCGGCTTGAATCGATCGCGCTGCGCGGGGTAGGTTTGAATCATGCGCCTCTCGCTCTCTTGTAGCCTCTCGTGCGCTCGAACTCCGCGAGCACGTCTGGATGGACGCGACGATGCAGGGACTCAGGTATGCGAACTCCCAAGATGATGCCTTGATCGATGAGCCGTGCCGCGTGATTCTTGCTGATACCGAGCCTCGCTGCTACCTCTCCAGTCGTGAGCCATTTCGCGATGCGATCGCACGGCACGTCGAGCGGATGCATCAGCCTGCTTCTAGCCTTCACGATCGGCCTCTTCGTCGAGTGCCTCGACGAATGACGGGGGGACGAGATACCAACCCTCTGGGATCTCGACGCGATTCCCGCTGAGAACCCATTGGGATCCTTCCGACGTGTAGACGAATGCCTTCACGTCTGGCCCGACGCGCATCGGCGCAGATTCAGGAACGAGGACGGTTCTTGGTGCGCATCCTGCGAAGACGAATTGCAGCGCGAGTAAGAAGAGCGCGATCGTGTTTTGCATCTGTAGCCTTTGTGCTTTGCTCGGCGCGTCGCTCGAGGAAGCCGATGATCGCCGTCGCGAAAGCGAGAAGAATTCTCTCAAGCATCTTCGCCCTCGAGTGCTCGAATGCGTGCCTCCAACCGCTCGATCGTATCTGCGGCCTGCTTGAGTTCGTCTTTGACCTCCGTCCAGAACGAATACATGGGAGCATCCGAGATCACTCGTATCCTCTCGGATACAGATTCAGCCCGAGCCATGCGAGCGCGGAGTTCGAGATTCGCGGCAAGCAGGTTCTCGAGCTTCTGTGTCATCGGATGCCTTCTTGCTGCGATGAGACCTTCGCGTCGCGAGCGAAGATGAGGCCGACTCCGGCCATGACTGCCACGGCGACCGCGCCCCAGTCCGCGACCGTCACAGGATCACCGTCGAGTTCTGCCTTGAGTGCGCCAGCAAGCGCGACAACAATCGCGAGGATGCCGGTCGTCGTGGTCTTCCAAGATGCCTTCGAGATCATGTGATTCCCTTTCAATCGATGATGAGTTCGATAGTGTCGATACTTGCCGACGCGATGAAGAAAGACGAGATGTCAACTTCGCCGAGATCCTTCCACGCGCCTGCGGGGACTTCGATTCGCGGACTGTGCGCGACGTTGAGTCCGACATATGCGTTCGCCGACTGTGGATACAACTTCACGCGGCGAAGATCTCCGGTGCGACTTCCGCTCAAAGCGAGAGCTGGAGCCGGAGTCGCGAATACGTTGAGGATCGTCTTCATGTTCAATCCACGATGAGTGCGATGGTGACTCCTGCACCAGACGCGGTGACGTGCAACGTCGACAGGTCGGTCTCTCCGATGTCGAGCGCGGTATTCGCAGGAACGGTCACGACTGGCGACATTCCGCTCTCGAGTCCGATCGTGACGGCCGTGCCACCAGTCACGGCGATGATCCGTCGCAAATCTCCGAGTCGAGCATTCGCGTCGACTCGCTGTGCCGTCACGTTCGTATAGGTAATGATCCGTTTCACTTGAACCTCCGCTCGATCATGTCGAGCCGTCGTTGTATGTCTTCGAGAGTCTTCGCGTGTGTCGCGTCGGTGACTGCTGCGCTTGCCTGCGCTCGTGCAAGATCATTCACCGTCGATGCGAGTTTGTCGATGTCCGTTCTGGCCTCGTCGATCGCTGCGGATTTCAACCCGAGCGAATACACGAGCGTCGAGAACCCGACGATCATGGTCGCGATCTGCCCGATACCGATGGCCGTGGTAAGGCCGCTGCGCTTCTCATCTGCCATGCGTTCTAGATCGGCTCGCGGATCTGGCCTCTCGCTTCCGCCGTTTTATATGAGAGGTCAAAAAGGCCGCCGCGAGAGAGGAGGCAACTCGCGACGGCCCACGCGAAAGCTTAGTTGAGGAGCCAGAGAACAAACCACAGAAGCGCCACGGATCCCGAGATGATGCAGGATGCACCGACGAGGATCGCGAACGTTTCTCGACGCGCCTCCTCGATTGTAGGCTCTTCCCACGGATTCTCAATCCAGTCGTCGTCATTCATCGTCTTCATCGTCTTCATCTTCCTCGACCTCTGGCTCTTCGATGTCGTTGATTTTGTCTCGGACGTATCGCATCAGGCCATGTACGGTGAGCATGTTTCCGATGGCCGTCGACTTGATTTCCGTCTTCCGTTTCCGCTGCTTCGTCCACACGACGATGATAGCGTCGGCCCCGATTGTCTCGATCGCTTCCCTCGCGAGTTGATCCATCGTGGCGGCCTCGATGTCGCTCGCCTTGAGCGGTTTCGGTGGCTCCGGCTTTGGATCGTCGCTCGTCATTTTGCAGGCTCCAGTGTGAAGCGAATTCGCTTGCGATCCGTGTATCCCTCGATGACGATCTTGAGCCACCATGCCCCGAGGCTCTGCGGCATGAATCCTTTCTCGACGGCCCACCCTTCACCCTTGAGCGTGTCTTCCTTGTAGCCTGGCGACTTGATGTGTATTTGCTCGTCTCGAGTGACCACGTCTTCGGAGTTGAGCCGGATACGAGCGAGAGAAAGATAGAACTCGGTATGCGTGTGGCCGCTCCACACAATCTCAGCGTCAGGATAGGAGATCGCCATCCGGTTCGATTGAATCACGCCGCGAGTCACGGGAGCCGATCCGCCGAACCCGTGATGGTATGCAAGCGTGACGCTTCCTCTTCGCACTTTGCGCCGGCTGACTCGGATCCGCACGAACCCTTGATACGTTCCCATCTGGAGGAGCGGCGCGTGTGGCTTTAGTCGAGCGTATAGGCGCTCGGTGAGGTTGGTGTCGTTGTGCTTCGCGACCGATGTCTCGTGGTTTCCAGGAGACATGAGAAGCCATCGATCCGCGTAGGGTAGATACCGCTCATACGCGACATCGACGAGCCGGTCGAGATACGGCCCGTGCTGGTACTCCTCGCGAAGCGCGGAGCGATCCGCTCGCTTGTCGTACCTGCCTTGCATGCAGTCGAACATGTCGCCGATGTCGAGGATGTACGCGCCAAGCGCTTTGGCTTGCTTGAGGTGGCGATCCTCGAGCTCTCGATCTGCTCCCACGGCATCGTGGTGCGCGTCGGATCTGAGGAGAAACCAGATCGGGTCTTTGTTGTTCTCATCGTCGTGATCCACATCCAACACGACGACGTTCGGGCCTTGCAGTCGACTTGCGGCCTTGCGAGTCAAACCAGCCTCCTAGGGTAGTTCCCCTATTCGAGCGATCTTTGCGGCCAGAGTGCGGATGTGGGTAAGTTCGACGAGCACGAAGAATCTCGTGTCGCCGTCTTCACGGAGCAGCACTACGGGAATCTCGCCTTCCTTAGCGTCTTCCTCTGCTTGCTCCATGAATCGCAGGGTCGAATGCGCGGCCCTCGCTTTCACCTCGAAGTGAACCCCTTCGAGAGTCGTTTGCAGATCTGCGTCTCCGGCCCTACCGCAGAACTGCACAGATCGTCGCGCCTCAATGGAAAGCGCCGAGGAGACTGCCTTCGCGGCCTCTCGCTCGACGCGCTTTCCTTTCTGTCGCGAAAGTGAACCCATGCCGGCTCTATCGGTCAGATGCCGCGTGTGCGCTCTTCCTCGATCTCGATGGCCTTCATCGCGGCAAGAACCAACTCGAGGTCTCGCCGAGTCACGACGATGACTGCGAGAGATGCTCGGTATCCGTTCTCATCTGGTCGACTTGCCGCGAGTCGGAACTCTGCTTCGTGGTGGGTATCGATCCGCACTTCTCCGACGATCTTCTCTTTGTGGTCGTTGGCGTTTCTCCCAACGGCCTCAAGCATCTTCTCACGATGATCGGAGGAAAGAAACTCAACTTGGTTTTCGAGTTCAATCGTCACCACGAGTTGCCCCTTTGAAGCAGTCCCAATTGCGCGACCTCGCAATATCAACTGGTCGGGTCGGCTTGCGAGATACCGCAAGCAAACCTGATACCAATCCCCTTACTTCAATCCTCCCAGCCCGATCAATATCCGAGGCCGCAAACCCACACACCTCCCGCCTCGCCTCGTCGCGTTCCTTCCGCAGACGTTCGATCTCGTCTGCGGCTTCACACAAACAGTCAAACGGAATCACCCAATGTTCACCATCTTTGCCGTGATCTCCGTTCACAATTTCTTCCACCAAATCTTTGTCGAATTGGCGAAGCCGCGCCACGATGTCTTCGCTCATGTGCTCCTCTTCCAAAATATAAACATGCAAATCGCAAAGAAAGCGAAAGGGATAAGCAAACCCCATATCAGTAGGTAGTCATCGTCGTATCGATCAATCGGCTTCATTCCAAACCTGATGAATCGCTCCCAACGTGATCCCCAATGGTCATCGCTCATTGTTCGCTCCCTTGAAGCAGTCCCATCCACGCGCCTTTGCAACGTCTTCCTCATTCCCAAACGCAACTCGCTCCGTTGGCATCCAACGATCAGCTCGTACAACTCGGCAAGACCACACGCACACCTCCCGTCTTGCCTCGTCGCGCTCTGCCTTGTACCGCTTGGCGATCTCGTTGGCTTCGGCAAGCGCGGCAAGCGTTTGCCGATTTCCGTGAAGGTAACCGTCGCGCTCGGCGAGCAACTTTCCGGCTTCGCCGGATAGTTCGCGGAGCCGATCCTCCAACGCAACAGCCTCAGTGCAGAATTGCGTCGTCCTCTGATCGCGAGCACATCCGCCGGCGCGAAGACGCTCAATCTCGTCTGCGGCCTTCTGCATGAGATGATGATAGTGGCCGCCGATACCTCGAGGCACATCGCGTAAGAGCTTCACGATGTCATGGCTCATGCGTTTTTCCCCATTTGTTCGAGATACTTGAGGAAGATGGCTCTCTGACACTCAGTGACGATCTCGAAGTCTTTCTTGCTTTTTGCATCGCTGAAAGTCTCGTACAACAAGCCGAGCATCGATCGCATCTCACGAAGAAGCGGACTCGCCTCTTCCCATTCCTTGAGAAGCTTTTGCTTTTCCTCTGTTGCCTTCTTGTATCGATCACGCTCAAGAGCGGCTTCCTCAGACATGCGAGTGTGATTGTCTTTCAACTTCGCAATGATTTCGACTGCTTCGTTTTGCACCTGTACCTTGTACTCGTCTTTGAACGCGACCCATTTCGGATCGACTGCAAGAATCGATACCAATTTATCCAGGAGCGCGACTTCTCTGTCCGTGCTTTGAAACTTGTATGCCACGCGCACAGCGCTACCAAGCGCCTCGCGAAGGATCACGTCCATACGATCATCAACTTCCAGATTCTTCTTGCTCATCGCTGTTCCTCTTTCTTTCGCATGAATTCCAACTTCGTCGCCGCCTTGTTCAGAGCATCGATACAGAACGAATGCTCGGAGTCTGGATCACGATCGTCTTCGTGAAAGCGCATGTCCTTCACGACCTCGCGAACGGCACACACCAGACGCATGACTTCCTCAAGTTCCTCTTTCATCGTGCCTCCTTGATGCACATCACACGTTGCGCTCGGCCCGATCGAGCCGTTCGCGTTCTTCCTGTCGGTACGATCACTCCGAGCCGGAGAAGATCTGAGCAGCGCTTCCAAGCGCCGTCGAATCCTGCACGGTCTCCAGCCTCTTCAGCTGTCAATCCCTGAGAACCGGCTTCGCGGAAGATCGCGGTGAGCGCCTCGAGATGTCCGTTCGCGTCGAGAGATCTCGCGGCCCTCTTGGATGTCTCTGGATCGCTGGTGCGAGCGAGAGGAGAGAAGAGAGAGTTCGGTGGCGGCGGCTCGAGATCGCGACGTCGGTATGCCTTGTCGCTCATCGCTCCTCCCTCTCTCGATCATCGGTCGCTCGGTTGAGGAGTTCGACGATCTCGTTCGCGACGTCGTGCTCGAACTGGTGCGGGAATGGGAAGTGGGTCCGGTTCTTTCCGGGGTCGCAGGCCTCCTCGACGAAAACACCGTCGTCTCGCATGGGATTCGGTCGCGTCTTCCATCGCGCGCCGGACGAGTAGAGATCCTTGCAGCATGATCGCGCATAGGCTCGCTTGTATGTCGCGAGTTTGGCCTCGGCGCACAAGCAGCGATGCTTCCAGTCAATGCCGTCTCCGTTCTCGCGCATGGCGTCGCGGCGTTCCGCTCGGTCGCGCCAGAAGGTGTTGTGCGCGTCCTTCCATTTCTGGAGTTCTTCGCGCTCAGCGCGAAGGCGAATGATCTCGACCGCGGCTCGCTCGAACACCGTACCTTCAACCTGCTCGATCGCCGCTCGTACCTTGAGTTCCTCTGCGATGTCCTCCGGCATCGTGTATCTCTTCCCTCCGCAATGTGGCATCGGGAAACCGTCGCGGATGAACGACTTTCGGCGCTCCCATTCCGACTTATATTCATCGCTCATCGCTCCTCCTTTTGCGCGGCGAGTTCTCGAATCTCTCGAGCGATACCGACTGCGATGGTCGCAGTGACTCGAATCATTTCCGATTCGCTCGTGAGTGGATGCGTTTGCTTCGCGATCTCCCACGCCGTTGGAGTGACGAGCGATGCGATGCGTTGCGTCCTCTCGATCATCTCATTGTGTGCGCTGGCGTTCGCCGCTCGCATCATTGCCGCGCCTAGCATGACTCCGCCTCCTTCCGTGCGATGCGAATATCGCGATCGAACTCGAACGCGATTCGACAGTCGGTATTGTTGATTTCGATCACTCGCACCGATCCGAGCGTGACACCGTCTCGCTCGATGTAGATACGGTCTGCTTCGTCGGCCTTCATCTCGCGAATCAGCCGACCTCGACGTGGATTTCGTTGTGGCTTCATCGGGCCTCCTCCCCAAGAGAGGAGAGAGACTGGCTCTCTCCTCCCTCGGAGCGCTGCGGAGACGGCGCATCCTGCGCGGACAGCTTCAACATCCTATCACTCAGCATGTCGCGAAGCCATTTCGTCGCGTGAAATTCATCCTCGGTCTCTGCTGTGATGCGCTGAAGAATCGATTCAATGCCTCGAGCGACGCATTTTGAGAGATATTTCCTGCGATTGACTTTGACGATCGCCGCTCGCTCCTTGCGCTTGGCTCGCATCATGGCCGTGTGTGCGTGGTGATCTCGATTCACTTGATGACGAGGCGCGAGCCTCGCTCCATAAGGTTTGCGAATGGGAGCGACTCTCCAGCCTCAAGCCGAGCGCGAATCGCGTCCTTGTCCGTCTCGACGACGGTCTTCCGTTTGACGGCCCATGCGGGGAGTTCATCTGGCCCGACGCGGATGTCGAGCGGAGCCTTGCCGCCGTTTCGCGCCAGAGAGACGCGAAAGCGCTCGGTTTGCATCGTCGGCAGCGAGCGCGACTCGAAGACGAATTTGAGCCGCTCGCGAAGTGCCTTCGCCGCGTTCTCGTCGACGCGAGCGAGATCGGCGAGCCGATCGGCCTCGGCCTTTCGGGCCGATGATCGTGCCTCGATCTCCGAGATGAGAGCGCAGTAGTTGTCGATCTTCGAGCCGAGATTCGTTTCGAGTTCGACTTCCCACGCCTCGACTGCGGCAAGCGCCTCTGGTGAGGAGATGTCGCCGCCAGCCTCGACGAGAATCGCTTCGAGTGCGCGGAGATCGTCCGCGATGTTGTAGAGCGTCTGGTTCACTTGACGCTCCCTTCGTGCGCGTCGAACTGCTGGACGCCGACCTTGTGCATGGCCTCTGCTGCGTCGCAGAGAGCGCGAAGCCGCTTGACCGAGATGTTCCAGATGTTCTCACTCGACCCGAGTTCCTCGCCGACCTTGTGCGCGAGGAACGTCACGGTCGGCTCGTTCTCGCTTCCGAGCGAAAGTCCCTCGACCCACGCGATCAAGTCGACTGCCTCCTTGCCGACCTCGAGGTCGTCGCGCTCGAGCCTGATCCAGATGTCGCCTTCGGTTCGATTGTCCTCTCTCATTGTCGTGCCTCCTTCGCGGCCTTCGCGACTTTCGCCGCGTAGCCTTTGGTGCTGTTCTTGGTGTGGCCTTTCGGTCCTCCGTTGTGGATTCGCGAGACGGTGTCGAGATCCCATCGTGGCGCGTAGCGAGTGAGGTACGCGATGACAACGCGCTCGGCGACGGAGCGATCTGTCACCGACTCGTATCCAAGCGCTCGGAGCGCAGGGTCTTTCTCGGTGGCATCGAGCCAGTACGAGCGATGGATCTGGTACGCGCCAAGTGCGTCTCCGCCGTCGCCGATGGCATGGTCGGGATCAGATTCAGCTCCGGTCTCGACGACGCGAATCGCATCAAGGATCGGTCGAGTGTCGAGCGCGGCCGGCGGCGGTACGAGAGAAAGGATGAGGAGGAGCGTCATCGCGAACCTCCTGGGCGGCGAACGCGCTCCGTTCGTCCAGAGCGCGTGTAGAACGCTTGGATTTCGACCTCACCATCCTGCTCAAGCGCTTGAATCCAACTATCCAAGTTCGTCGCGTCGAGCCAAGGGAAGTCTCCATAAGCGCATCGGTACGGCTCGCGGACGCGCGCGTTGATCTGCACAATCGCGGAATCGATTTCTTGTGATGTGAGTTCCATGGCTGTCTCCAGTTCTGCGGCATCTTGCCGCGGTTGAATTCCGCAACGGCGCGGAGTCGGGGAGCCTCTCGCGAGGCTCCCCCGTTCCGAGTCGTCACTTGAGATACTTCATAACGTCGTGCCAGAAGTCGACGTAGTTCATTCGCTTGGCGTACTCGCCTGATTCAACATCGGCCTCCATCTGCTTCCGACCTTCATCGCTGCAAGCGAGCCAGACTTGGTAAAGTTCCTCGTTTCGCTTGGTTGTATTTCGGCAAGCAAGTTCGGCGATCTCACGAGCCTCGCGATACGCATCTCGGTCGAGGTTGTCACCCATTGAACCGAGCGCGACTCGATCGCGGCTCATCGCGACGTACTTCTGAACGGCATCCACTTCGGTTTGAGTCATGAACATGGCTGTCTCCTTCTGAGGCTTCGTGCCTCGGTTGATACGCAGAGGATAGCAAGAGTATCGGTGAATGCAAGATATCTATTGAACATTCTGCGAATATTCTTGCGATTCTTGTTATCTGTACCTTACGGATACCAAACACGCCGGAAATGCCCCGTACAGCCCTTCCCCCATGGAAGGCTATACGAGCCATCCTCAGCGCTCGGTGGCACCTAGCGCGAACGGCGCGGCCTTTCCGGCCCTCCGGTAGAACTCGCGAGCCGTCACAGGATTCAGGATGCGACCGGCTCGAAACGAGCCGCCGTCTCCCGCGTTCGCGACGAACGATCCAGTCGCAGGATCAAGTGCCGGACACTGGCGATCTGTCACCAGATCGCTCACGGCGAGAATCCACGCTCGACTCCAGTCGTTGAAATCCTGCGGAGGATTTCCCCAGCCGAGCGAGCGAAGGTAGTCGATCGCTTCTCCGACATGCAGAGGATTCGCGATCTCGATCTCTCGGCGACGCTCAAGCCAATCAGCCTCGACGGCTTTCGCGTTCTCGTCGAGAGCCATCATTCGAGCTGTTGAGTCGGCGATTCGACGCTCAGCAGATCGAGCGCCTTCCATGTGATCTCGAACCTGCGCGAGGATCTGAAAGAACTTCGAGGGAATGAATCGCGCTCGAGGGCCACTCCATTGAAGCGCGTATTCGTCGAGCGCTCTCATCGCGATCTCGCGAGGCTCCGCAGCGATACGCGGAAGCGCAAGCTTCCACAGCGCATCATCCCAGTCGCCGCGGAAATGGCGCTTGGCCATGATCGCGAAGTTCGCGAGGTCGCTCTTGGTCATCGGATCAAGATTCATAGTCTCTCTTTCTCGCGACTTCATGTCGCGGAACATTCGCAATTCCTCTTCTCTCTCTCCGAACTGAGTCCGTCGTGTCTTCTCAAACCTGCGAACCACGAAGGAGAAGAGAGAAGGAGTTACATGTAGGGAGTCAGCCACACAGCACCACAAACGCAGTTCTGAGGGCCGATCAGATAGGGGGGTTTTAGGGGGGAAAGATCAACTTGTAAAGAGGGAAAAACTTCGGAATTTAGAAAAAGAAAAACGGCCGTCGAGTTTTCCAACCCGACGGCCGCGAGGCAAAGATTCACCGTGGCTAGTTGCCGACCCATGCTTTCCGCGCTCTGCCGGTGATGACAACGCGAAGCGCGTTTCTCACCAGATCGAAACGCTTGAGCGGATCAAGAAGCTCCCAGTCTAACTCTCGGCGACGCACAGTACGCGCTGAGATGTTCATCGCTCTGGCGATCCGTTCCTTCCGCGGCGTGAGATGTGCTGGCATGAGATCGAGAATGACTCCGATCTCGATGCAGGGTCGAAGATCCTCATCGATGGTAGTGTCGGCGGCGACGACCTTCGCGGCCTCCATCGATTCCTCGAGCGTGATCGGCTTGAAGATCTTCGGGTCTTCCTGCTCGATGCCGAGTTGCTCGCGAAGGCTCACAGATCCTGGAATCTCTGCGTTCATTGATCCTCCAAGATCTCAACGATGATGGACTTCGATCCGACTGTCTCGATTCGGACACGCGATGCCAGACCGAACGCCTGATTCGCCTCGAGGCCAGATGCCACCCGCTCGTCGAGAATCGCGAACGGCTTATCGCATCCCTTCTGATCCACCCGCCAGACGCGGCCGCGCTTGTTCTCGAGAGTGGCAATCGCTGCATCTGCGTCGATCGTGATGATGTCTAGGGCCGCAGGAATGGCCTCCACGGCCTTCGAGCGCTCAGACTGCGGGACAGGCGAAAGAAGTTCCTCGGTGTCTCTGCGGCGCTCCTCGCGGGATTTGACGGGACTTGGCGCGACCTGCTCTGATCGGTGGAACTCCTCGACCGAAACCGGCTTGGCTCCCTGAATTGAATCGACCTCGGTTTCGTCGAGCACGGCCAACCCACAGATAGAAAGCGTCGCTCGGCGCTTGGACTTTGTCTCGCACTTCATGTAGGCGTTGGCGAGCGCCTCTCCGCCCAAACCCTTGAGATTGACCGCACCAGTCGCGATGTCCTCGCGGCCAGACCGATCGCGAACTCGAGCAGTCATACAGAGGATGTCGCCGCGGATCTCCTGCTCGAGCGCGAGAACAGAAACGCCGTGAATCTGGCGAAGCTGCTCGGTGCAGGATTTCTTCGCGTAGAGCTGTACCTTGCCGTTGAGCGTGAGGTATTCAAACGGCTGGGTCAAAGGATTCAGCCCGAGAGACTCACAGACCGCCTTGTACAGCGAGATACGCTGCGACGGATCGAGGCGACCGATGTCGCCTGCTGCAATGTAAGCCTCAAGCGCTTTCGTACCAGCCTGAGCCAACGAAAGAGCGGACGATTCACTCGCAGACGATGCGAGTACGATATTCTGTGACATGTGGTCTCCTTGCTCGGACTCCGTGTCCGATTTCAGACAGGGTATCGACACATCATCGGAATGGCAACAGAATTTTCTGAGATTCCGCAGAAACTCGCAGCAAAGCGCGTTCGCGCTCACGTTGCGGAAGTCCTGCGCTCTCTGAGATTGAGGCCCGAGCCGAAGCGCGATGCATGGAAGGCCGTTCACATCCTCGAGATTTCGTGGATGTCGTTCGACCTCTACACGCTGGCATTTGATCTATGCGAGGACGATGACCTTCGATTCCTCGTCGGGCAAGCACGAGGAGCCATCCTCGCTGCTCTCATCAAGCGATCAGCGAATCGTCAATCGTTTCGGTGCCGAGGTAGTTCGCGGGGATAGAAAGTCCCTTGCCGTACATATCGAAGAAGCGATCGAATGCTTCTGCGAACTTGCCTTCATTGTTGTTGGTGAAGTTGTACCTCGCGAAATCATCCGCGGCCCAGTCGCTCGAGCCTGCGACGATCGCGATAGCAGGCCCACCTGGCGCAATCGGCGTCATCTCGCTGAACGTGATTTCGTCGATGTACACGGAATCGGTCGCGATCGCGCTTGTCGTCTCGATCACGAAATACACCTCGCTCGGAACGACGCGAGGAGATCGAAGAGTCGCGCTGTATTGAGCGAACGACGTTGTCGTCGCCGCGATCGACTGCGAGAGAAAGAAGTTGCCACCGTCGATGATGTTGTTCGATGCATCCTGCACAGAGAGGCGGAGCGTTCCTGTCGCCGTCGTGCTCTTCTTGATCGCGACCGTGATGAGGTAGGGCCGATCTGGCGTGAGCCGGCCAAGCGTTCCCGCGAACGCTCCGAGCTGCTGCTTGATCTTGAACGTCGATCCCGTCACAGCAAGGCGAAGCGACTTGCCACCGCGGTACACATTCGCCGCGGTCGTCTCCGTCAGAAACTCCGTACCAGCCGTGCCGCTCACGAGCGTCCAGTTGTCTGGAAGGTTCGAGGTCTGATCTTCGAAGTCGGAGTTGAAGAGGATGTTTTGTCCTGGCGCTCCGTTGTCGATCGAAGCGCAGGTCGTCGCGAGCATCATGCGAGTACCGCTGCCGGCAGGAAAGCGATAGTCGAGATTTCCATAGGCCGGCTGTCCTCGGATCTCGAAGATCTCAGCGCCTCGAGAGATCGCGCCGTTCGTGCCATCTTGAACGCATCGCGCTTCAAGTTGCTCGGTGCGGATGTTCGGCCAATCCGCCGTGCTCGAGAGCAGGATGTTCGGAGCCTCGAACAGATAGTAGAACTTTCCGTTTCCATTGTTCGAGCCGCCGACGACGAGGCTCGACTTCGTGATCGTCGTTCCGTCGATCGACTTGGAATCGGTGTCCATCTGACGAATGAGCCAGACGAGCGCATCGGTGATGTCCTTCCGAATCATCGTGTTCGTCGCGCCCGACGTGTTCGCCTCCGCAAAGCACATCTCGATGAGTGTCTTTTGTGCTGCTGCTTGCACATCGGAAAGAATGTTTCCGGCTTCCGCGATGCGGGACTCAATTCCACCAGAAAGAACATCGATCATCCAAGCATCGGTCGACGAGTACTCGGCTTGCACATTCGCGAGCAGCGTCTTCAAGTTCGCCTGATGTGCGCGGACTTGATCCATCATGTAGATGAGCGCTCCAAGACGAGTGAATAGACCGCCGCTGCCGTCGTAGGTGAGTGCCATCGTTACTCCTGCTTTGTTCTATCGGAGAACGGAAGAGCCTCGTTCAGCGCGGCGCGGCGCTTGCCGCATCCGCAGTCTGTGCCAGTTGCCTCAGAGACGAACTTCACGACCGAGGCTATGCCTGTCATCTCTGCGACTTTCGCGACCGTATCTCCGACTCCTCGAGACGGCCCTGAGTATTCAGAGCATGAGGCACACTTCTCTGGAGTAGTTTCTCCATGTATGCGAGGATGCATACACGCGCCATCGATCAAGAAGATGCAGTTAGATGATTGAGGCACTTAGCGACCTGCTGACCGTGGTTCTATACTGATACAAGCCAAGAGAATTATCTCCGCCGTATGACGCGCATCCGCATTCATATACAACGGTGGTAATTGGAGGCTGTTGCAGACAAACAGTACGAGCACAATCTATTTGAGGCTTAGATGTCTTCGTAAAGCTTGGGACTGGAATCACAGACTGCTCGCCGACATCTCCTCTTCGCGTTCCTGAACATTCAATGAGATTTGGATACCAACTCGGATAGGTGATCGGGTTGCAACCATCAGGAAGATCTGCTTCTTCTGGAATTCTCAATCCAAGCCACGGCGCACTAGCCGAAATTGGCTGGAAAGTTTCTATCGCATCAGACTCGTGTGCAGAATTTAGAAATGTGCTTGGATTCAGACAGTTCGTAGCACTGCCATAGAAAGTATCGGTTCTTGCCAGAGTTGTTTGCGATGCCACATTTTGACCGAAGTAACTACCAGCAAGAGTCGTCAATCCAGAAAAGCGAACTCCGAGTTGCCAAAAAAATCCGGCCGGAGTCAAAGAACATGGACAATACAACTCGACACACTGAAGCCGGAGAAACTCGAATGTCGATCCAGATGCCGACTTGGTGATGTTGGCTTTCAATTCTGGAGTCAAGCAGGGCCGGCAATTTGGAGAGTACTCAACCAATGGAGACGATGAATTTCCTCCTCGGAATCTCCATTCCCGATACTGTTGGAACCAAGAAAAACTTGATCCAAGATCTTGAATTGGCACGGATGTTTGCGCCGTGTAACAAGATCCACCGACTCGCTTCAGTCGAAGATCGAATTGCATTGTGTCTGTCCAGTCGACAAGCGGTATCGATGCGTTCGCGACCGTAAGCCGGCGTTGGACGAGGTTGAATCGAACTCGAATCTCAGCATCTGGGCAAGCACAACATGGAAGCATCGGGTTACAACAACAGCCGGTACACGCGGCATCGACGCTCATGCCTCTTCACCGTACACAATAAACGCGACAACGCTGGCCGTGGATGCTTGAGCGAAGATCTTGTCTCCGGCGTTGAAATACCGAAGAGCATCATCTGAGATCGTCGTGTTGCCTTGCATCTCGAGATCGTAGAAGAGAGCGTTCGCGACATTCGCCGTCTCTCCTGCCGCGAGATGATGTAGACGAATCGTGACGCGGCTCGAGCTTGTATTGCAGATCGTGACATTCGTCACACGAAGCGAACGATCGCGTGGGATTTCATAGATGACCGATGCAGTCGATTTCGCTGTGGCGGCGACAATCCGTCTCGAAATTCGAGCGTATATCGATGTGGCGTTGTAGTTTTCAATGACGCTCATGTGCATGCAAAGGCATAGCCGTTTGGAATTGAGAAGGTATAAGTGTCGCCGTACTTGATCGCTGCTCCGACTATCGTGCCAGTCTTGATCGGCTGTCTTGTTGCGACTGATCCAACCACATGCACCGTGCCGACTCCGATGTTTCTCGAGGCTGTGTTATCTGTGGCGGATTCCGCTCCATTCCTTGCGGTGACATCCTGACCAGTTGTCTCGACGAATCCGTTGTTCCATTCAACTACGCGAGCGGTGTAAGTCCACGATGTCGGCCCTCCACTCGACGAAAGAATCTTCAGCATGACAACGCTGGGATCTTTGACAGTTCCGACCTCACGGAAGCAAAGCGCTCCGTCCTTCGATCGATGCGCGAGAAGCGTGACTATCGTATCGACCGCAGACACCGGAGCCACAATCGGAGCCGCGAAAGCGTTCGTGCCATCGCTCGACTTCACTCCACCCTGCACAGCCTCGTATACGCCGCTCGTCGGACTCGTGAGCGATACCTGCTCGAAAGATCCGACCTCGCTCGCTCCGCTTCCTTGCTTTGCGAGAACCTTCGCGACGATAATCTTCGACGCTGCTAAGTTCCTCGCGGCCTGTGCCATCTCAGGAGAGCCGGAGATCGACTCGATGAGATCGAAGACCTCGTTCAGATGAGCGAAAGTCAACTTCCCGATCGAGCCAGATGTGAAGCGTGGTAGCGTCATCAGTCCGCCAGAATGTAGTACTGAAGTTGCACGCTCGCCGTGTTCGCTCGAGCCGTCGGCGCGTTCGTCCCAAGCCTACAGATCGCGGCCTCGCCGGCCTTCAACTTGAGGAAGGCGACGAACGATCCACCAGTTCCCGTACCGATCTCGAGGAAGTTGGTCGGGCCGGTATTCCTGAAGTACGCGTATCCGGCGCTCGTTACGCTTCCGATCGGAATCGCGGCGGCTGTCGTCGTGAGAGTCGTGACACCACCAGCCGCGACGAGGCCGGAAAGATCGACGGTGAGCGTTCCAGGATTCTCGGTGTGATTGAGGCTTCCCTTCAGCGCCGAGAGTTTGAGGTTGAGCGTGATTTCGTTCGCCATCAGAAGTTCTCCGAGAGAAGGTTGAAGTCTGCGAAGCCTGGAAATGGCTGGATGAGCGTCACGAATGTCGCTCGCTGATTTCCTTGCGTGTCCGGCGAGTACATGACCTCTCCGGTTTGATTTCGCTTCGGACTCTGCAACATGTGCGAGAATTCATCCTGCGCGAACTTGTGCGTTATCGAGAATTTCTCGAGGCCGATTCGCGACGCTTGCGCTCCTGTATAGAGCACCTGTCCGATCGGTGCGCCTTGAAAGACGGTGAGATTTCGTCGGCCTCGAGCGGCTCGAATATTGATGCTGCGAGCAGGGAAAGATGCGGCGCTCACGGTTTCCGAGATCGTGATATCGCTCATACGAACGAGAACGGAGTGAGGGACTCCGGCGCTGTCGATCTTCGTGCCGCCGCAGTCGTTGCCGTTCTGCGTTCCGTTGCTCGGGATCGTCGGCCCGATTCGCCATAGGTCGCGGAACTCCGATCGATAGTCGATCGTGATCTGCGTGTATCCCTCTTCCTGAGGAAGCTTGCCGCCTGGCTCGGTGTTCTCGTAGTTGAACACGACCTCCCAGACGTTCCTCGAAGTCGGAACGTGACTGATCGAGTACGAGATGGCATACACAACCGTCTCGTCTGGAAAGAGGTCGCCGACATCTGGAAGCGATGATCCGAAGGTCGCTCGAACTCCCGAGGGAGAAGTGATCGGAGCCGCGTCGTCCCAGACGTGGAACTTCCTCGAGGCAGTCTTCTTGCCGCCGTTGTCGCTGAATCCTCGCGTCTCTTGTAGCTCGATGTATTCGACGGCCATCTATTGGATTCCCAAGTTCGTGATGGATTGATTGATCTCTCGCAACTGCCGAAGCGAGTCCTGATCGTTTCGCTTCTTGTCCGCGTCGGAATATGCGTCGAAGGTGAAAGTACCGAGCGCCGTATTCGCGCTCGTGATTCCCGCGGTGAGCGCCGCCTCTCGCTGCGACTCAATTTCCTCTGCCTGCTTCTCATACTCGCGAAGAGATTTGATTCTCTCCTCTGCAAGTTTGTTTGCGATGTCCTCTTCTTCCTTCGCCTTCTTTTCCGCGAGTTGTTCCGCCTCTTTCATCTGCTGCTGTTGCTCACGGCTCATCGCATCGCGACGACCTTTCATCTCAACCTCGAGCGCCTCGAGTGCAATCTGTTTTCGCTTCTCGTAGATATCGTAGGTCAGCGACGCTTCCTCTTCGGATTTTGTCTCGTTGAGGGCCTTTGTTCTCTCGCGCTCGTTTTTCGCGATGATGTCGTTCCGCTTGCGCTGAAACACTTCCTCGAGATCGGCTTCCGTCTCGATGCGTTTCTCTACGAATTCGATTTCACCGCGCCGAAATTCTTCCGCGAAATCTTGCCGAAGTTGAGCGACACGCTTTTCGTTGTCGATGTCTTCGGCCATAGACTTCTCGACGGCGGCGATATGTTCAGCGTATGCGGCTTCAGCAAGTCGAGCCTGTTCTCTTGCGGCTTTCTCTGCTGCTCCGATCGTGTTATCGTAGATCGTGTCAAAGATCGCGTGGCCCATGTCGACGAACGCGCCGGCGAATGGAACACTCTTGAGAGAATCGAGGAGCGCCTCCGCGAATGACTTGTCAGATCGCAGAAACGAAGCCATGGCTCTCGCCAAGCCTTCCGCGACTTTGATTCCTTGGAACTTGCCCAATATCGACTCGGCCTGCATCTGGCTCTTAGTCGCGAACTCCTCTCGGAAACTTCGTCCGGCGCGATTCCCTGCGTCTTGTGCGCGCTGCTCAACATGCTTGAGATCCTTCTCAATCTGTTGGTAGTTCGCGAGAATGTTGATTTCGATTTCGCCGGCTTTCATCGGATTTGATCCTCAACGAAGCGCTCATGCCACGGTCTTCTATCGACCTCTCCGCCCTTACAGGCGAGAGCAAGATGAGCATCGAACTCTGCGATCGTGAGGTCGAGAGGATTTCCAAGGCCGGCTGCGGTTCTCGCGATCAAGTGCGCTTCGCTCAAGAAGTCGCGAGGACGCGGCTTCACAGGCGAAGCGCTCACCCGTTTCCCGAGCCTGCCTTCTCTTCTGTGTTCACATTGAGGCACTTCGCGGCAAGCACGGAAAGCCTTCCGGGTTCTACGCACGATGCGAGCGCGTCGACTTCCGAATCGGATTCGAGCGCGATCCGAAGCACAGCCATCGCGCCGCGAAGCGTGAAGCAATCCATCACGATCGCGGAAACGCGCTCGGCCCTCTCGACGGCTTCTCCAACGAAAGGCAGCGCGTCTTTCGTCGGAAGCCCAGAGGCTTTGACGATCGCGAACGCTTTCTCTCGCTCATACGCGACATGCGCGTCGACGAGTCCCATGCGCTCGCGCACGGTCAAAGGTCGAAGCTTGAATGTGCGGCCATTCTCCACGATCTCAAAAGGAGCGACAGTCATCTCTTCTTCTTTCTCAACTCAGCGAGAAACTCGTCTCCATTCGTGACGAGCGAACGATCGCAAGCACGACGAACGGAGAACGAGTCCAAGTCTGCAAGCATGATTTCACTAGCGCACATCGCGAAGCGGACAGCGGCCTCCTCCTCGATTTTTCCTGGAGAGACGCGACGATTCACGACGCGCCCGTCCTTCGTCACAAGCGTGACGATCCAGTCCTGATCGGACGGCCCGAACAGCCCGACGACCTCTTCTCTATTTGCAAACTTCATCGATCACACCAACCAAGAAACGACTGGAGCTGTGCCGTCGGCGTTCTCAAAATTGACCGTGACGGTCGAGTCTCCGCCTCGGTCGCTATTGAAAGCGAAAGAAGAGAAGACACAGTTTCCGGTGATCTTTGCGTCTGTTGTGCCAGTGCCATCGTAAAGCGTGAGAGTCACAGCTGGTCGAGTCGATGTCGTGTCCTGCGAGGACATCATCACATTCGCCGTGCTCGTCGAGCTCGTCGACGCGCTCGAGTCGATACCGATCGTCGCGTTGAGCGTTCCGGTGAGATCGAGCATACCGAGACGCTTGCGGCGGCCCGTGTCGCCGAAGCCAGTTTGATCGGTAACGACGCGATTGATGGTCGCAGCGAACGAACGCACCTTGAAGAGCGTCTGGGCGCTGCTGTTGATTGTGTACGCGAAGTTCCCGTCGTTGCCTGTGATGTATGTATCGATTGGCATGGTGCTTCCTTATGTGTCGTGCGCGACCGCTCTGTACCTTTCAACAATCGACCAAGAGTCATCGTCGAATGAGGGTACGCCGCTCTCGACCTGCGTGAATCGCACTCGGTCGTATCCCGTGACAGATGTCAGAGGAGTCGAGAGCGCCGTCGCGAGTGCCGCCGCTGCCGTGTATCCGGTCGACGTGCCAGCGTTCCCGAGATGAAAGACGAAGTCGAGATCGATCTCGACTCGACTGACCGCTCCGAAGTAGGGAAATGTTCGCACCGCCGTAGCCTTGTACACAAGGAGCGGAGGATTGACATCCGGAGGCCCTTCCTGAAGGTAGATCTTGGAGCCGACGATCGAAAGCAGCGATGCCGTCGCGTCGAGCCGCGAGTTGAGCGCATCCAGAATTGCTTTACTCATGTCGCGAATCTCCTCGCGATGGCCTCTTGGAAGATCTTCGGAACGATCTTCGCGATACGAGGCAGATTCGGTCGAATGTACGGACGCGCTTTGATCGTCGTCCTTCGTCGCCGTCCGGCGTTGCCGCCGTACTCCAAGATGCGAGCGTATGGAACATTCGATCCGAGACGAAGTACGCTCGTGTCTCGAGTCTGCTTTATCTCTGCGAATCCATCCACTTTCACGCCGACTCGCTCAACAGACCACGAGGCTCGAAGGCGATTCGTATTTACAGCTGGAGGATGTCCTGGAGCCGATGCGCGATGGAATCCTGTCTCGCGCAAGTTCCTTCCGTTCTTCTTTCCCTTCCCGATCTTGTATATGCGGCCCGTTCCTGGCTTTGAAAGTTGCTTTTTCAACAGCGCAGAAGAATTGACCATAGACCCAGCGAGAGCGGTAAGCGCCGCCTCCTGAAGCTTGGCCTTGATCTTGAGCTTCTCGATGCGAACCTTCGCGTCGCTCATAGAGAGTCCTCCATCGTGACTTCGATGCAGTCGACGACGACCATATCGAGATCGGGCCTCGCGCCTGTCTGATTGAGGATCGCAGGATTCGTCACACCAGTCACAAGCCATCGACGAGCGCCGCCAAGGATGTCGTCCTTGATCTCGAAATCGATTCCGACGCTCGTTCCGCTCTTGAAATAGATCACAGCTGTGGTTCTTCCCTCGAGCCGATCCTGTGCAACGATCTGCGTCATCGATGTCGGCTGAACGAATCCGACGCCACTCGTATAGGTGTCGTAGGTTCTGCTCTGCGTTCCATCGGAAGCGTCGCTATATCGCGGCGGATATATGTACAACGTCTTTCCGAAGGTATCGATGAGGCTCTCGATACTCATCGGAGCCTCCGGTATCCATCGAGGATCATCTTTGTCGATGCGTCGACTTCAGAAACAGATCGCGTCGAGTACGAGTAGCCACCGAGGCTTTCGCTCGCGAGGCCTGGATCTCGCTTGCGACCTCGGTAAAGGCGCGTCGCCATCTCGATCGTCGCTTGCTGTATGTCGTACGGCACCGTATCGAAGCCGCCTGTGTAGTCCACGAGGATGCCTTGATACCTCGAGAGCGTCGGGCCGTAAAGGATGCCGCGATCGTAGTCGATCGTGTAGTCGGTGAGACCTTCCGTCGGAGCCTCGAGCAAGCATGTCTGCTGCTTGAGATCGCGACCTGCCAACTTGCGAAGGTAGTGCGTCTTCACATTCAACAGCGCCGATGCTGTGAAGCCAGTCGTCGCCGAGATCTGCGAGGCCAGCTCGTTCGTCGTGTCGTGACTCGCGAAAGTCAAGGTCGTCGTGTGCTCTTGTCCGTTGGCATCAACTCGGAAGAGATGCACATGCACGTCGTTGACCGATATAGTCGCCGCAGCATCGCTCGAGATCGTTGAATTCACGCTGACGACGTTGTCGCCGCCGACACCGACGAATCGAACGTTTGTCACAGGATTGTGACGCAGCGAGATTCGATTCGCGCCGTAGGTGTCTTTCCACTCGTAGTACCGAGCAGAGACGAAGTTCCGAGCGCAGTATCGACGAATGTAGTCACTCGACCGATCGATCGTCGCTTCGAGAATTGCGTCGTCCGTTGTCGTTGTGATTCCGAGAAACGCTTTCAGCGTCGCGAGCGTGACCAGACTGTTCGTCGAGATTGCCATCGGCTCTCCTTGCTGTCTTCTTCGGCTTCTTTGGCGGATCGGTAGAGTTCACGAAGAGCGGAGCCGGCGGCACGGCGTGTCTCGCGTATCCCTTCGAGATCAAGTTCTCCGCGACACTCGCTGCGACGTTGACGAGCGCTCCTGGTCGGAGATCCATTCGACCGGAGTCTGTTTGGATCGAGCAGTTCCGAAGAATGATTAGAAGGTCATGCACTGTCGAGGCCTCCCGTTCTCGTGATAGTCCGTGAGATATTGCGTGATCGCTCGACAGTCCTCCCCAGGCCACGTCACGACATTTTGCAGATGGCCGATGCGAACGCGAGGACAGAGGCAGATGCGTTTTCCCGCTTCTCGAAGGCGATTCCAGAAGAAGATGTCGTCATCGACGCGGCCTTCTCCCCAGTCGCCGTTTGGACTTGGAATGCCTTGAAAGAACGGTCGCTTCAATCCTCGTAGAACATCAGCACGAATCAGCGTCAATCCGAAGTGACCCGTGTTCACGTCGAGCGCGTCTGTATAGAGATTGTCTTCGGTCATTTCTTTGAGGAGCGATCCATCTGGAGCACGAATCGAGAAGAGCGGAAGATCCTTGTCCCTTCCGATCTGCAAAGGACAGAGCGCGGCGACATCTGGATTCGATTCCATGACTTGCCACAATCGAATGATGTCCTCTGCATCAAAGATCGAATCGTAATCAATCGTGAGTATGTACTTCGTTTCTTCGCTCTTCAACATCTGCTCGATGAGACGTTGCAAGCATTGTCCCCAAAAAACGCCGGTCGCCCGCGTGACATTGAATCCCAACTTGTGCGCCGCCTGATGCACCTCGCCTTGAGTGTCCGTCCAACAAACGCGAGGAAGAGACATGATGCACTCGATGTCCTTCATGGGGAACGATGGAGACGGCCGCGAGAACTTTCGCGCAACGACTGAAAGCTTCGTTCGCGTTGCATTCCAAGACCATCCATCGCGACCTCTTGATACCTCAAAGCCTGCAAGATTTAGAACGCGAGAAAGTTTCTCTCGATTCCAGATGGACTTTGCGCCGTCGCCGAGAAGCATCTCTTCTGTTTCGGATTCTCCTTGCTCATAGGCTTTGATGATTCCATCAAGATCTGGAACTTCTAGACGCAACTCGCCACCGTCTTTGAGTTGCTCTGCGATTCCTCGAAGCCATGCGATCGCATCCTCGGTCTTGATCTTTGTGAGACCGTTTCCAATGTCACAGGCGCTCTTCTTTTCTTCCATGTTGTCTCCTGCCGTTGCGGCTCCAAAATGATAGGGCCGGAGCATGGATCCTGCTCCGGCCCTACAAGAGGAAGAGGCATTTCTAGCGTGTATCAGATCGAGACCTGATACGCGGCGTTCTGCTCACTCGCGCTCGCCGGAGCATCGGAACCACGTCCGAGCACGCCAACGATAGAGATGCTGTTGGCAGTTGCGGCCAGTCCGGCAGTCACCTTCAGGTATCGCTTTCGACCTCGGAGATCGACGTTGTAGACGATCTTCGGGCCAGTCGACGCGACGGTGACGGTCGTTGGCGTGTAACCCGTTCCAGACGCAGCAGCAGAGATTGCAGAGAAGCTGCTGTTGTCGTCGCTCTCCTCGAGCGCATTGTTCGCCGCGGTCGTGTGTACGGCCGCGTTTGAGCTTGCGACGACGAGAATCTGAGCGTAGGAGTATCCGCGGGTGTCGATGCTTCCGGTGAGAGTCGTGATACCGGAAGTGTTGCCGCTGGCGTTGAGCGTGACGTATTTACTTGCAGGAACCATGAGAGATCCTCCTTCGGATCAGAGGGTAAACTTGACCATCGCGCCTGCGGCCGAAGAGCTGCCGACGTTGGCGCACACAATGTCGACGCGCTGAGTGCCACGAACAACGCGCTCGTCTTGCTCGAACGCATTGAGCGCCGAGTCAGAGAACGCGATCGAGGTCGATCGGCGGTCGCCGAGGTAGCATCCCTGCTGAAGATCTCCGACATAGAAGGCGACGTTTCCGTCGGCATCTGCCGGATGCGGAATTGCTTGCGAGAACTCGACTGGATATCCGAGATATCGCGGCGCGAGTCCGTTCGAGAGTTCCGCCATAGTCGTGCCGCCAACGCCTTGCGCGAGGCGCTCAAAGATCGCGTGGAAGGTCGACTTGTTGCAGAAGAACTTGACATTATTGCGCTGGAAGGCCCACTGGGGAAGAATCGCGAGCGCGTTCGAGATTTCGTCGCGAGTCACGCCAGCCTTTGTATTCGTGCTCGAAGTCGCGACCTGATAGGTCGTGTCCGTGAGAGCATTCTTGAGGCCAACGATGCCGCCGTAAGAAGAGGTACCGTCGCCGTTGAAGCCTGCGTCGTCTTCCTTGAAGGCAAATTGGTACGCGATTTCGTTCGCAACATCGCTTGCAAGATCGATCACGCTGTCCTCGAGCAGTTCGTTCGAGACGGTCGTGAGAGCGGTCAACTTGTGCGCGACGAGCTGGATCGAATCGAAGCCCATTGTCGACTCGGTGCCTGCGATGGCTTCGCCAACCCAGTACGCGGTCAAGCCGGTGTTCTTGCGTGGGATGCGGAGCGTGTCGGATGCCATGCGGTAAATCTTCGCGTTGCGACGGAACACACCGTACTGCTCGCGGAGAGTCACCAGTTCAGCGGCCATCTCGTCAGGAACAAGGAAGCCACCTTGCGAGTTCACGCCTTCGGTGTGTGCCTTGATCTGAATACCGTGGTTGCGGCAGTTGTCGAGCGATTTCTTGTGACCCATGGTCGCAAGGCACCATGTGCCGAACTTCCATGCCATCTCCTTCGATGAGAAGCTCTTGACCTTGTTCGAGTAGGTCGCAACCTTCTCCCATGGCTTCTCGTCGACGTTGCCGACGACCGAGAGACCGCGAGGCATCGAATCCAGACGCGAAGCGACTTCGCGACGGATGCTCTTGGTCATCTCTTCCTTATCTTCTTCCTTCATCGCGTCAGTCTCAGGCGCGGCGGCCTTAATGACG